AACAAGTGATAACAAGATTATTGTGGCGACTTTTGGTGTGGCCGCTGTGGGTATTAATATTCCTAGGATTTTTAATCTGGTTCTTCTGGAGCCCGGAAAGAGCTTTGTCCGCGTTATACAAAGCATTGGGCGAGGCATTAGAAAAGCAGACGACAAGGACTTTGTACAAATCTGGGATATCACAGCCGCATCTAAATACGCAAAACGTCATCTCACGGAACGGAAACGCTACTATAAGGAAGCGAAATATCCTTTCACAATTCAGAAGGTCAAATACCAATAATGCAAATATTAACGTTAGAAAATGAAGTCTTTTATCTCAATAATCTCCCTGATGAGATTGATGATGATTTAAGATTCGCTGTTATGGATAACAGTGATCCAAATAATCCTGATCACATGTTTATACCTTTGATCTTTTTAGAAAGTTTTACAGGTCCAGCAGTTGTACTAAAAATTGGTAAACACGAACTTACCATGCCATTAGATTGGTGTACTATTGTGGGCGATCCAGAAGGACCTGACATGGAAGTGCTACCACTTACTAGTTTAAATGATCGCGGGTTTAAGACATTCTGTTTCAATCCTCGCAGTAGTTTTAGGCCAGAGTTTTTAGAAATTGATATCATTGATGTTTATCAAGATGTCAAATGGTATTTTCCAAAGATGCGCCCTGGCCAGTTGTTATGTACTCCATTGGAGTCTGGGCCAAAACCTCAATGCGCTTACTTTGTCAAGGACATAAGCAGACAAAGTGAGATTGTAGATTATACAAAGTGCTGGTGAAATATGGGAACGTTGAAGCCTGGGGCTACTTACATTTATGAACGTAACGGGGGAGATGTGTATGGCAGAGAAGCCGGCTCGCATCCTAGTACACGTAAATTAATTGGGCAAACATGTGATCCCCGTACGGGGGATGGTAGACCACTGCATGACCATATTATGGAAGATAAATTGTGGGGCGATATTCGTCGAGCGGCAAAAACCAATGAGGCCTTGCAAAGTGCGTTGGAACGTGTTAAAATAACATACTACCTAACAAAAGACTACGAGGAAAGATATGGCCGTACCAAAACCTAAAAAGGCTCCTAAAAAAAGAGAGCTTGATTTATCTCGAGTGCTAAATGCTGTTGACAATAAAAATTATGATTTTTATGATAAGTTAACTGACGCTGAATTAAAAGAATTCAGCCCCTATGTATTATTGAGATTTATTAGCAACACTGCATCCAGTGTTGATAAAGATGTTCAAGAATGGTATATAGAAATGACCAACAACTTGGTCAATAAACATCATTGGACGTTGAGCAAAAATCATGAAAAACTTTTATGGTTATTGTACGCAGCCACTGGCGGCAGCGGTAAAGTTTATCACCCGTACCTTAAAGGCCCCAAACAAGAATTTAATAAAATTGAAAAATTATTATCTGAATTATATCCTGCAATGAAGATGGCGGAGATTAAAATAATGGCTGGCATGATGGATGACAACGATAAAGATGAACTTTTTGATAAGATGGGATTTGATAAAAAACAACGAAAGGAATATCAATGAAAAAAATAGTACTAGCATTGGCAGCAGTGTTCACACTGGCCACTGCCCAAGCAGAAGTAACCAATTGGGCGGACTGGGAGAAATCAATCACGCTTAATTCTGATAACAGACAACGTGGCATTAGCGAGAATCAAGCAATGCCCGGTCTAGCTTTTGACATCAGTCAGAATTTAGGCAACGGTTTCTATGTGGGTGCCAGGGTACCTACAGTATCGGGAAGTTTGGGTTATGGATTCCACGTTGATCCGTATTTGGGTTACAAATTTATTCCGGTTAAGGGACTGACTATTGATGTGGGCACAATGAATTATTTGTTTCCAAAAGTAACACAGTACGTGACCAACGAAGTGTACGTGAACGCAAATTATAGTTTTGTTACTGTTAAAACCAGTAGATCGTTGGGCAATTATTTCAGTTATCCCAACAGTGAAGGAACTACCTATTATGAAGTGGGAGTAGATTATCCACTTAACAATAAACTTAAATTACACGCTCATGTGGGCAAAGTAGATATTTCAAATAATCCCTTGTTCAATTATCAAACACAACAGTTGGGCGTGACATATCAATATTCCAAAGACTGGACAGTGACTGGAACATATATACAAAATAAAGATTTAACCTATGTGGCTAAAACTTATGGATTTGTAGAAAACGGTCATGCTCTGTGGAAAGATACTTTCCTAATTTCTTTAAAGAAATCGTTTTGACCTACTGCATCACACCCATGACCACAACTGAGATTATTCAGTTGGTTGGTCCTGATTTTGTCACTAAATTTCAAGAAGAAATGGATTTAATCTTAGAACCTCTTAGAAAACATATTGCTAAAGGTCGCCCGTTAAGTCTAGGAAAAGAATTATGGGAGTATGCAGTGGCTGACAGCATTGCAGGCGGCGAATGGTGTGGTGCTGGAAAAAGCATAGTCGATGTACGCATTGGATCAGATATTGGAATAGATGTTAAAAGTGTAAGTAGGAATTCTTCTGGCACTGGTACTACTGAAGCAAGTATGTTTCAAACTTTCCAAGAAGAAACCAAGCAATATTTTAACAATGGTGACACGCAGAGTATATGGGATCTATTTGTTGAGGGATGGATTAAAAAAGTAAGTTCAGTTAAGAACTATTATTTGATTGCTATTGTTCGAGAAAAAGAAACATTGAACTGTGCTATGTCATGTTTTAAGGTCACTGATCATAAATTGTTGTATGAGCAATCAAAGTGTAAATTTACAAAAAAATCTATGAAAGTTTCGGGCATTATAGATCCTGACTTTGCCAACACAATCGTGTATAGTAGTAAGACTAGATTAGAAATTAAATTTAAGAAAACCCTTTGGCAAAATGAAAAATACTCGTTGCCAATTTATAAATTTTGAAATGATAGCATTAGTATCTCAGCCATTTAAATGTGTACACTGCAATAAAAATTTTATGCAGGAAAAAACTCTTGTGGCTCATATGTGCGAGAGAAAACGCCGAGCACTGCAAAAGAACGAAAAACGTGTTCAAGCAGGCTACATGGCATTTAATAGATTTTGGAAAATGGCGCAGGGCGGCAAACATAAGACTTATGAAGAATTCTGCGATACTGCATATTACAATGCGTTTGTAAAATTTGGCAGTTATATTAACAATATAAAGCCCTTATATCCTGATAAGTTCATTGATTATGTTATCAAGAGTGGGGCTAAATTGGATCACTGGTGTAGGGATGACTTGTATATCACATACCTTGTGGACACGCTAAAGATTGAACCAGTTGAGAGTGCAGTACAGCGCAGTCTTCAAACCATGATGGAGTGGGGAGATGAGCATAATGCAAATTTTGCACATTACTTCAACTATGTTAGCCTTAACAGAGCAGTGCATGATATAGTAAATGGCCATATCAGTTGTTGGGTTATTTTAAATAGCAAAGACGGAAAAGACATGGTGCAAAAAATGAGTGACGAGCAATTGAACATGATTGCTACAGCATTTGATGTACTTTATTGGTTAAAAAAATTCAAAGAAGTTCCGGGCGATGTTGCCCTGGTTAAAGAAATATGTGAAGAAGCTGGAATAAAATGAGTGAAGAAGTCGTAAAACAGTTTTGCCATCATCATAGCATTCGTGTGCTTGATACAAACAAACGAGCAAGCAGTTATCACAAAGTCAATATAAATTACTTTAAAGATCCAATGGACTTTAATCGAGTATATGAAGATATTGTATTTGACAGTGAACCGCTGTATACTGTAGAGATCGCAGAAAGTGAATTAGAACGTATTGCAAACTTTGAATCTGAGGTGTTTAACAACATGAAGAAGCAAGGTCATTACAAAATGTTTGAAACACTAATGGAACAAAAAGAACGCGAAAAATATTTGCGAGACAAATATCCAGCAGTAAAGAAAGCATACGAAAATTACAGCTTGATGTTAAAATTATCAGAAAGTGGGGAACTATGAGATTAACAGGTTTTGTAGAAAAAGGATGGGGGAGAGAAAACATTTGGTTTACTGGAGACAAGTACTGCGGTAAACTGCTCGAGTTTAATCAGGGCGCTTGTTTTAGTATGCATTTCCATGCCGAAAAAGATGAGGCATGGTATGTGTTAAGTGGAAAGTTTGTTGTTAAAACAATTAACACAACCAATGCCGAAGTAATGCTAACTGAACTGACTGCAGGTGATGTGTGGCACAATCCACCATTACTCCCTCACCAAGTTATTTGTATGCATGCCGGAACAATCATTGAAGTTAGTACGCCTGATAGTGTAGAAGACAACTACCGTGTGGGCAAAGGCGACAGCCAGAAAGGATAATATGAATAAAACAATTTACACAGAAGTTGAAGTAGACGTTGACTTATCAGACTTTGACACAGACGACCTAATTGAAGAATTAGAAAGCCGTGGGTCGGGAACACCTGATTATGGTGACGGGAAAGAGGTGCTACAAGCAATCTATGAAAAACGTAGATTAGGCAAAGATTATCAAACAGAACTAGATCAACTTATTTGGTTGGGGTTAGGCAAGGTAATCTAATGAAGATTTGTGTTACTGGACATAAGGGATTTATTGGCCAGAACATGGTCAATGCTCTAAAAGACGAGTATGAGCTAACACTCTATGAGTGGGGAGACGATTTGCCTTACTTGGAAGGTCATGCTCACTGCATACATCTAGGCGCAATCAGCTCAACAACTGAAACAGATGTTGTTAAGGTGCTAGAACAAAACTACGATTTTAGTCGTTGGTTAGTTGCAGAGTGCCATCGGTTTGGAGTTAATTTTCAATATTCAAGTTCAGCAAGTATATACGGCATGGGCACCAACTTCAGTGAAGATGCGCCTCCGCAGCCATTGAGTCCGTATGCTTGGAGTAAATTGCTGTTTGAAAGATTTGTTGTTGGTCTTGGCAATAAATTTAAAATGCCAGTACAAGGATTTAGATATTTTAATGTGTATGGACCGTACGAAGATCACAAAGGCGACCAAGCAAGTCCTTATTATAAATTTACACAACAGGCAAAAACTGACGGAGTAATTAGAATATTCGAAGGTAGCGAAAACTATCTAAGAGATTTTGTTCCAGTTGAAACTGTGGTTGACGTACATAAAAAATTTATAGGCAACCCAGCATCGGGTATTTGGAACATAGGTACTGGCAAACCTAAATCTTTTAAACAAGTTGCAGAAGAAATTGCTGAGCAATACGGTGCTAGGATAGAATATATTCCCATGCCAGATAATATTAAAAAACAATATCAAGCCTATACATGTGCAGATTTGACCAAGTTAAGGGAACATTACAACATATGAATATTTTTGTAAACGGTACCTTTGATATACTGCATCGCGGCCATTTAGAGATGTTAGAATATGCGGCTAGTCTGGGTGATTATCTATTAGTGGCCATAGATACCGATCGGCGTGTTCGACAGTTAAAAGGCACAGCTAGACCCATCAACAATCAAGATGACCGACGTTTCATGATGTATAGACTCAAAGGGGTAAACGATGTTAGACTGTTTGACACCGACGAAGAACTACAACACATTATACAAACATTTCAGCCTGATATCATGGTCAAAGGCAGTGATTATCGCAACAAGCCCATAATTGGGGAAGAACACTGCGGGGAAATACGATTTTATGAAACAACTAACCACTCAACCACAACTACCATTCAACATATTATTAATCGGAGATAATTGTATCGACCGATACAATATTGGCACCATTGATAGATTGAGTCCAGAAGCGCCAGTACCTGTGATTAAGATTGTGGAAACATATGATCTACCAGGTATGGCTGCAAACGTAAACAACAACTTGGAAGCATTGGGGTGTGCAATTGTATTTGCCACCAACGATGAAGTGATTACCAAAACTCGTTATATAGATAAGCGTTCAGGACAACACATGCTTCGAGTAGATGACGAACCTGTAGTAGCACCGTGGGATGGTGGAATTGGTGAGTACACCTTTAATCAGTTTGATGCTGTTGTAATCAGTGATTATAACAAGGGATTTATATCCTACGAACACATACAAGATGTCATTGAAAAGTTTGACGGTCCAGTGTTCATTGACACAAAGAAACGAGATCTTGCCAGGATCAAAGGCGCCATAATTAAAATTAATCAAGTTGAGTTTAATCAACTTGCCAGTCAGCCGACCCATTCAGAATTAATCGTAACACAGGGTGGAGATGGTGTACTTTGGAAAAACAACATTTATCCAGCCAACAAAGTGGAAGTCAGTGATGTGTGCGGTGCTGGAGATACATTTTTGGCTGCACTGGCTGTTCAATACCTCTTTACAAACAGCGCAGAAAAAGCTATAATATTTGCTAACGTTGCCGCAGGCATAACTGTACAACACCGCGGAAACTACGCACCTAGCTACGACGAGATTAGAAATGCCGGATATTGATATTGACTTTGCAGATCGAAAACAGATACTTGATATCATTGAGCATGTGCCTGCTTCTTTAGAAGATGGCAGAAAACACAATACCGGAGTGTACTGTCATAAAATTCCCGTCAACCCGTTAACTGGGCAAGCCAGTATTAATTACAAAACAGCCGAGGAGCGAGGCTATTTTAAATTAGATTTTTTGAATGTGAGTGCATACGAGGGTGTGCGAGATATTGCACACTTGAATATATTATTGGAAACCGAACCGCTATGGGATCTACTATTACAAGACGAATTTGTGAATCTGTTGTTTCATGTGAATGGCCATGGCTCAATTCTAAGACAGATGCAACCCAAAAACATAGAACAGCTTGCGGCAATTTTGGCAATGATACGCCCTGCCAAACGCTATTTAATAGGGAAAGATTGGAACTTGGTAGAAGCGGAAGTATGGCAAAAACCAGACGGCGATGAATACTTTTTTAAGAAGGCACATGCGATTGCTTACGCACATGTGATTGTTGTTCAAATGAATCTAATCTGTGAAAAGATTAGTTACGGATTTAGTTAGCCTTTGGTACTCTAACTAATTGTATAGATTTTCGTTTAATTCGCTTTTCTGCGATTTCACTTAGATTAACAGTGGGTCCAAATACTAGTTCAATGTCTTTGCTATTGAATGTTTTAATAGCATATCTAAAATATTGCATTTCGCTTTTTAGAAAGATATTGATTGGGAGTTTTCGATTGCTTTCCCACCACCAAACCTCTCCTAGTTCTAAAAACTTAACTTTATCACTGTCTGATTTGATCACACTGATATCGTAGATGCTAGCGACGTAATCGTCAAAATTAATTACAATACCCACATACTCAACGCTATTTGATTTAACGCAGGAAACAAATGGGTAATTTTCTTGGAAGGGTGTTGGAGTCATTATTCAATAAATATCAGTATGCAACTTTTGCCAATCTATTTATATCCAAATAATATTGACGTAATATTAGATTTGGATCCAACTATCCGAGGGGTTAACCAAATCATGTATCAACGCGATCTAAAAATTCAGAAAGGCGTTAAGAACACTGTTCGCGTCCAGTTTAAAAACAGTGATCAAAAACGCATCAACGTTTCGGGAAATTATGTGTTCAATATGTTTGATGCGACCAATCGACGATTGCTGTTAACTAAACCTTTGAAAGTATTGGACAATGGAACTACGCTGTCTTTGCGAGGCATTGCTGAATTAACACTGTTGCCAACAGACACGATTAATTTGGAAAACAGTGACTACACTTATTCAGTTACCTATATAGACCCTTCTGATAATAATCAAGTTGCAGCCTATTCAAATACCTATTACGGAATCAATGGCACAATACATTTGGCCAGCGACATATATCCACCATTACAACCCAGTCAAGAAGTGAGTGCATTTCAAAGTAGATTTAACAATGTTTCACATCTATATGAATTTTTTAGTGGTAATCTTTATGCTCACCCTGAATATAAAAATGGAATAGCACTTCAAACTCTAGCCATTTATATGTCCAAGTTTCGCGGAACGGTTACTATCCAAGGTACACTAAGCAATCAACCTGACAGTGTGGTGGCCTATTCTACTATCACTACTTTAAATTATTCAAATTATAGTGGCATTGACTATTTGAATTTCAATGGCATCTACACCTACATTCGAGTAATTTACACTCCATCAATTAAACCTGGTGATAGCACAAACGACAATCCTAGTTACTACGGCTCTCTTGACAAAGTCTTGTATAGAAGTTAAACTAGTAATGTGAACGAAATCCAAGACTCATTACTAGCATTATTGCCTTCAAAGCGCAAAACAACTCCTAGCGGATGGACCAGTTTTGATGCAGTTTGTTGCCATCATACTGGCAATAGTAGAGACACTAGGAAACGTGGCGGCACGCTGGTCAATCCAGATGGCGGTTTTCAATATCATTGCTTCAACTGTAATTTCAAAGCAGGATGGAGTCCGGGCAAACTTCTAAGCAAAAATACAAAAAGCCTATTCAAATGGTTGGGCATGAGTGACTCAGATATTGGAAAACTCAATCTAGTAGCACTCAAAGTCAAAGATGACCAACCAGTACTTAAAAAGCCATTAAACTTCACATTGGTTGAACGACCGTTACCTGATGAATGCTTTTCAATAAACACATGGATATCACAGGGTATTCAAGAACCTGAACTGCTGGCTACTATTGCATATTTGGTTGACGAACGTCGAGTGGGATGGGACTGGTATAATTGGCATTGGAGTTCAGCTCCTGGGTTCAGAGATAGAGTAATATTGCCGTTCTATCATGAAGGAAAAATAGTAGGGTATACCGGTCGTAAGATCAAAGAAGGTAAACCGAAATATCTAACAGACGCACAGCCGGGATATGTGTTCAACATAGATGCACAGTCCTCAGATAGACAGTGTGTTATAGTTACCGAAGGTCAGTTTGATGCCATTGCCATAGAAGGTTGCGCTGTAATGCATAACGAGCCCAATGACACGCAGATTATGCGTCTAAACGCATTGGGGCGAGAAGTTATTATTGTGCCAGACAAGGACCGCCCGGGTGCCAAAATGGTTAGGGCCGCAATCAAGAATGGATGGAGTGCCAGTTTACCACCTTGGGAAGATGATATCAAGGACGTTGCAGACGCAGTTAAAAGGTACGGAAGACTTTACACATTAGCCACAATCTTGCACTACAAGGTGCAGGGTGAGATAAATTTATATCTACTAGAAAAGAAATTACTGAATGTTCAAGAACAATAAACAACCAAAACCCAATTATGACTTTGCCATGCAAAAACTATACTTAGAAATGTTTCTAAGTGACGCTGAGACTTTTATTAGATGTCAAAACATTTTTGATCCCTTAAACTTTGATCAAAGATTGCAGGATGCGGCCACATTTATCAACAAGTATGTGGACGAATACAAGGTCATGCCTGAGACCAATATTGTCAATGTGTCCACACGCAGTGAGTTTGAATCAATTCAAATCCCCAAAGAAAATTATGAATGGTTGATGAACGAGTTTGAAAACTTCAGTCGTCATAAAGGACTAGAACGTGCTATCATTGCATCTAGCGATTTGCTGGAAGCAGGGGATTATGGTCCCGTGGAAAAACTGATCAAGGATGCTATTCAGATCAGTTTGAACAAGGACATGGGTACTGATTACTTTGCAGATCCCCGAGCACGTTTGAGTAAATTGAAAGACAACAACGGACAGGTCAGCACAGGATGGCCTGGCGTTGATAGAAAACTTTATGGTGGATTTAACCGAGGTGAGTTGAACATTTTTGCGGCAGCATCAGGTGGTGGTAAAAGTTTGTTCTTAGCCAACATGGGTGTGAACTGGGCCTTGATGGGTTTGAATGTGGTTTACTTGACCTTTGAATTGAGTGAGGGTTTGGTGGCCATGCGACTGGACAGTATGACCACAGGTATTGGTACTCGAGAGATTTTCCGTAGTTTGGATGATGTGGAATTAAAAGTTAAAATGTTGGGAAAACGCAGTGGACACCTACAAGTTAAGTACATGCCTTCAGGTAAAAATTGCAACGATATTCGAGCCTATTTAAAGGAATATCAGGTTAAAACAGGTGTGAAACCAGACGTTTTATTAATAGATTACCTAGATTTAATGATGCCTTTGTCAGTGAAGGTAAGTCCCAGTGATTTGTTTGTTAAAGACAAATACGTGGCAGAAGAGATTAGAAATTTGGCAATGGAAACGCAATGTATATGTGTTACAGCCAGTCAGTTGAATCGTAGTGCTGTTGAAGAAATTGAATTTGATCACAGCCATATCTCGGGTGGACTATCCAAGATCATGACGGCGGACAATGTAATTGGCATCTTTACTTCTAGAGCAATGAAAGAACGTGGACGCTATCAAATACAGTTTATGAAAACACGTAGTAGCAGTGGTGTTGGACAAAAAGTTGATTTGGAATTTAATGTGGATACACTGCGTATCAGTGACTTGGGAGATGAGGAACAGGACAGTAACTCCAGTCAACCCAAAAGCAACAACAGCTATTCACCCACTACACAGAGTGTGATAGATGGATTGAAAAGGACCAGCGTGGTCAGTACATCCAGCAATGAACCTTTGGATGTGACCAAGGCACCATGGGCGCCCAAACGCAATGAGCCTTCCAATCAAGCACCTAAGATTAGAAATATGTTGAGTGGACTAAATCCCGAACAGGATTAAAACCATTGACTGGCAGTGTGGTGTGCGGCTTCAAGCAAGCCTTGGCGCCATTGATCCGCATTGTCATATTCAAAAACTAGCTCTTTGCTGGCAGGAGCTATTTCCCAATTGTGTGGATCGGTGTTGTTGGAACTCAGCTGTTCGTCTAGATCCGATTGATTCCACATCCAATGTCCTGCACAGGCTCTATACTGACTGGGACCGTAGCCGTGGGCTATGGCATTCAATATGCTGATATCGCTGGTCACTGATATGTCCTTGTTCAACATCACGGTGTTGTCCCCACTCCAATCCGGAGTGTGAATGATGTGTATTCGACCACTGTTACCACTGCCTCCATAGTAGAGATGATCCGCTTGGGGATTGGTATATTCTATGTTCAAGTTGACTGCTATTTCTTGTAGTGTCATGTTGACCAAGGGTTTGTTGATCTGTATTCCCACGGCCACGTTACTGTGCAAGTGAGTTTGGTTCCCAAACGAAACCAACAGTATAACACTGCGGTACAGGTCGTCTCGGGGATTATTGGCATTGGCCACTAGGGCGTAACCTTGATATCTTTCGGTGTTTGGCATACAACCAATATTTAATCATAATAAATACCTTGTATGAATTTTACTGAATTTGCCCCTCCAATCAATCACAACACTACCTTGAACGCCAAGATCTGGGATCATGACAGTTTGAAAAGTTCAGTGCGGGGCGCACTGCTACGCATGGCCGAAGATTTTGAACAGTTTATAGGCGTGCCCTTATCTGTTGAGGACATAGTGATAACTGGTGGCAACGCCAACTATACCTATACTGGTGACAGCGATATTGATCTACATCTTATTGCAGACTTCAGTGGTGTACGCTGTGATAGAGAAGTGGCTGAACTAATGGACAGCAAACGCCATCTATACAAGGCAGGTCATGATCTATCCATACATGGCATACCAGTAGAACTCTATGTGGAAGACAAGGCCATGCCCGCACAGAGCGGAGGTTGTTACAGCATAGTGAACGATGAGTGGATACGTCACCCCAACAAGCACATACCCAAGATTGACGATCAAGCCATACAGCACTGGGTTGATGTATGGCACACCGTGATCAAACACAGCATACAAACTGGTGAACTTGCAGTGGCACGTAAAACCATGAAGCTGTTGCGTAGTTACCGTAAAATGGGCCTGTACCGGGACCCCTTGGGCGAATTCAGCATACCCAATCTTGTGTACAAGAGTCTACGCAATGATGACACCATTCGAGCATTACAGAAGCTAATTGATGTTGCTCACGACCGCGAACTCAGTGTACAATAGTACATATATATGACAACAATTTACATAGACATGGATGGTGTGGTTGCCGATTTTAACCAAGCCGCACGAGCATACCTAAAAGGTTCAATGCAAGATGCCGAGAGGGCTGAACACGAGGGACGGTGGCCCGAATCAGAGTGGCGCAGACTGAGAGATCTTCCCAACTTCTACAGACATCTTCCCAAGACCGCCTACGCTGACACAATCATGCAGTGGGCCCGAAGATTTAGAGACGAATTGGGTTGGGATCTGTACATGC